GCAGATGAAACAGGTCCTGTTAGTTATGAAACAGCTAGAATTTATGTAGAACAAGTACTTTCAGAACATGTAAAAGAACAATTAGTTAAGTAATATGAGTGATAGAGAGATAATGGACTCAAAACCAGGGTGGAGTTGGAGTTACCCAGATACAAAAGCATCCCTTCCTAAAGTAAAACATCAACCTGATGCTTACAAACACCAAGTAATCTCGTTTATTAAATCGGGAGTGCGTATCTTAGGATACGGACTCTTGATTGTAAACTTGCCAATTGCAGTAGGTGTTCTTATATTTAGTGAAGTAATAGGAATCATAGAAGAATTAGTATAATGAAATATTTAAAATTTGAAGCTGATTGGTGTGGTGCTTGTAAAATGATCAAACCAACTCTTCGTAGAGTATCGGAAGCTGGCATCCCAGTAGAAGTAGTAAACGCTGAGCATTCAGCTGAATTAGTAACCCAATACAACATTAAAAACTTACCTACAGTTATTTTAGTGGATAATTCAGGTAAAGAATTTTACCGTTTTACGGGAACTAAAGCTAAAACAGAAGATTATTTAAACACATATCAACAATTCACAAATGGGTAAATTTCAATCAAGTAAAGTATTTGATGGTTTTAGTACAGTCTTCCGTCAACACAACGCTAAATCTACACATTGTAGTTTTTTACATGGTTATGGCATTTCATTTAAAGTTTACTTTGAAGGTGAATTAGATGATCGTAATTGGGTTTGGGATTTTGGCGGTATGAAACGTGCTAAAACCTTAATCGAAGGTAAACAACCTAAAGAATGGATGGATTATATGTTTGACCATACTTTAATTGTAGCCGAAGACGACCCAGGTTTACATCATTTTAGAAAATTAGAATTTGAAGGTTTAGTTCAATTAAGAGTTATTCCTGCTACTGGAGCAGAAAAGTTCGCGGAATATATTTTCCAAAAAATAGATAACTTTGTTCATGAAGAAACTGAAGGCCGAGTAAAGGTTACTAAAGTTAAATTTATGGAACATGGTAAAAATGCAGCATATTATGTCTCAACCTATTAACCCTAAATTATGGGATAAAACGGCCCCTTTAGGTCGTATTGATGATTATGAAAAAATTCTACCGATTGTTGAAGTCTACCGTTGTGTCCAGTCTGAGGGCTCTAGGTTTGGGAGACCCACAATAGCAGTAAGAACTACTGGCTGCACTCACCGCTGTTTCTTTGGTGAAGGTGGTTGGTGTGACAGTTGGTATACTTCAATTCACCCAGAAAAAGGTGGGTTCACATTTAACGACATTATTAAGATATATGATGAGAATCCCCATGTTAAAGAGATGATGTTAACAGGTGGTTCACCTACAATGCACCCAAAACTAGTAAACGAAATAACACATTTTGCAAATGAAAGAGGTATATTGGTTACTATCGAGACTGAAGGTTCTCATTTCCTCGAAACCGATTATCCAATTGGTCTCCTTTCTATCTCACCTAAGTTTAGTAACAGTGTCCCTGTTGTTGGCGCCCTTACTCCCAATGGAGCAGTCACAGATGAAAAAATGGTTAAAACGCACAATCGTCTTCGCCTTAATTCTGAAGCCATTAGAAAGAGTATTGGTTATCATACTGACTATCACTATAAGCCTGTCTGGGATGGGACTGATAGCGGCCTCGCTGAAATCGAAGCTTATAGAACCGAGCTCGGTGTGCCTAAAGATAAAACCTATGTCATGCCAGCTGGAGATACTAGAGAAACCTTAGTTAAAATGTATCCTTTAATGTTTGAAATGTGTGCTGAACATGGTTATAATATGACTGGTAGAGATCATATCATAGCGTTTGATACTGAAAGAGGAGTATAATGGCTAAAAAACAACCTAAGCTAACCACAGTTTGTCAGGATTGCCTTAACAGCATTCCTGACAAAACTATTTTAAAGTATAGTATACCTGAATCTAGTGTGGGTCCAGCTTATACAGCATACTTATGTAAAAATTGTTTAAATAAAAGAAAAAAATAATGTATACTTACCACGCCACAGTAGATAGAGTAGTAGATGGAGATACAGTAGACGCCCTAATTGATTTAGGATTCGATACTCATAAAAAAGTTAGAATTCGAATGATGGGGATGGATGCTTGGGAATCTAGAACTCGAAATAAAGAAGAAAAGAAAAAAGGATTAGCAGCTAAAGCTCGTTTAATTGAAATTTTAGAATTAAATAAAAATGAATTTATTCTAGTATCTCATGGGGTAGGGAAATATGGTCGTTGTTTAGGAGAAATCTTTGTTGAGAACACCTTTAATGACAACCCAAACCTTCCAGAGATAAGTGTTAATAGAATTTTAATTAACGAAGGTCACGCTAAAGAATATTACGGAGGAAAACGATGAAAGAGTTATTAACAGCTGAAGAAATTCAATTCAAAACTAAAATTATCGGTAAACAAATCGCCGATAAACATAGAGGAGATAAGACACCTGTTGTAATGGTAGGTCTATTAAATGGGTGTTTTGCGTTCTACAGCGATTTGGTTCGTGTCACACCAATTGACATGGAATGTGATTTTATGCGCGTTAAATCGTATATAAACCGCAAACAAGGCGATATAGTTATATCAAAAGATTTAGAAACCCCTATCAAAGGTAAACACGTCTACATAGTAGACGACATTTATGATACAGGTAATACAATGAAAGCTATTACTGAGTATCTAGAAGTTAAAAAACCAGCCTCTATCTCAATCGTCACCCTTATTGTTAGAAAAACATCACCTACCCCACCTCAAGAATGCTACCACGCATTTGATATTGATGAAGAATGGATTGTGGGTTACGGATTAGATGATGAAAATGGTAATATGAGAAATCTACCTTCAATTTGGGCTTTATAAAATAGTTTCGTACATTCATACAAAATAAGTTATAATTAATGGAAAATAAACGTAGAAAAATCCACGAACAATTAGAAGTGGTACAAACAGGTTTTGCTAATGGAGTAGCACCGGGTTTCCCATTCACCGAGAAGGAAAAGCTATCAATGATTGATGAAGCCGAAGAGGCTTATGGTAAGTTTTTAGATGCCTTAAAATGTGATTGGCGTAACGACCCAAACTCAATGGAGACACCTCGTCGTATTGCTAAAAAATATGTTTTAGAGCAATGGGCTGGGAGATATGACGCTCCCCCTGCAATCACCTCATTCCCCAGTGATGGGTATGATGGACTTGTTACTGAGTGTAACATCCCCTTAACTAGCATGTGCAGTCACCATCATGAAACCATATTAGGTAGAGTTCATATCTCTTATATATCAAGTGATGAAGGGAGAGTAATTGGTTTATCTAAATTAAATCGTATTGTTGAGCATTTTGGTCGTCGAGGAGCTATTCAAGAACAACTTACAATGGCTATTCACCAAGCCGTAGATAAAGTATGTACTGGTAATTTAGGTGTTGCTGTTCAAATTGTAGCCTCCCACCAATGTGTCTCTTGTAGGGGTACTAACCACCAGGGGGCAGCAATGGTAACCACCAAATTATCAGGAAACTTCTTTACCAAACCCGAAGTAAGGAATGAGTTTTTTGATGCTATTAAGAGTGCTACTAATCTTAAACCTTAAGTAAACTTTATTTACTCTTCTAGGGGTTTCATATATTTATAATAAAGTAAAAATTATGATAATATATTTAACCACTAATTTAGTAAATGGGAAACAATACGTAGGTAAAGACAGGAATAATAACCCCCACTACTTAGGTGGGGGTATTCTCCTTAAAGAAGATATCCAAACTTTTGGTAAAAATAAATTTAAAAAAGAAATTCTTGAAGTTTGTTCCTCAATTGAAGAATTAAAATGTAAAGAAGTTTACTGGTTAGAATACTTTAACGCTTCAGAAAACCCTAATTTTTATAATTTAACTAATAAAAGTGGAGGGAGTGATAGAGGACCTACAAAAACTCAAAAATATTTAGATAGAGGTAAATCTATATCTAAATCTAGAAAGGGTAAAACATATCCCCTAGCTAGTGAAGCCCAACAAGGACTTAAAAAACCTAAAGTGAGTAAAGCCCTAACAGGTAAACCCAAAAGTGAAAAACACAAAGAGAACCTAAGTGAAAGTAAAAAAGGTATTCCAAGTAAAAGAAAAGGAAAACCCGATTTAAAACAAAGGGGAAAACCAAAACCTGGGGCTGGGGGTAAAGGGAAACCCAAACCCGGAGCTGGTCCTAAAACTGGTAAACAAGTTATAGATACCCAAACAGGAGAAATATATTACTCAGTAAAAGATGTTATAAAACAGTTTGGTTTCCATAAAAGGAAAATGTATCTTATACTTAAAGATGAAAATGGAAGATTTAAATATAAACAATAAATAAACAAATACAGAAATGAAAACAGAAACAAATACAGAAATGAAAACAGAGTTTAAGAATGTTGAATGGGTCTTTCAGTTTAATGATAATAACCCAGTGCATTTAGCAGAACCTTCATCAGACAGTGGTGCTAAAGAATTAACGCTTACCATTGGTAACACAGCTGAATCTACAATTACTTTTGCTGACACAAATGGTAATCAGTTTACAATTTTTGCTAGAGAGAAAGAGATAGAAAACCTTTAAAACAAAATAAAAATAAAGTTTCTGGAAGAGTTGCCTCATTGAAAGATATTTCGTATATTTATTACAATAATAATAATAATAATAAAACAAAAGAGAAGT